TCACTGTACTGTGTCCGCTCGCTCCTCTACCAACTCAGTCGGCGGCTCAGGAATAGCGAGCGGCTCAGCCATCAAGGCAGTCGTCGTAATACTTTCTTTCTCAAGAACAAAGTTTAAACCCAAGACTCTAACTTTCTTTGCAGTATCTCCGATTTTTATATTCCATCTTCTTTCCATAAACTCCAGAAGATAGACCCCTCGACGTAAAATCTGTATCGCATTCCACTCCTCACTCATAGCTACTTGAATTTCTGATAAGCAACCGTAGTGATAGCCCACCTGAGCTACCTCAGACCCCTTTTTAATTTTAAATGATTTATTGCTAAGTGAGGCGTTTTTCGCGTGAGACACTGGAAGCAGGTTCCCAAGAGAGTTTCTTAGTACATTTTTTTCCTTCAGTGAATACTTTGAAAACTGATCCTTCCAATACTTATCCGAGGCCTTCTGAGGGTATATATGTTCGATGGTTTTATAATCAACATTATAATCTTCAAAAGATGGATCTCTTGCCCAAGACAAAAGCTGCCGACTTGTTTTTGACAGGCGCTTTAGTTCCATCTCGTATTCATACATAAAATATCGAATTTGCCCCCACCCATAAAAACCCGGCCTTGTCTCTTTTCCCACATTCTTTATGGATTCGACAAACTCACCACTCTTGACGAATTTATCGCTAATTTCATTGAGTGTTTTTGTCATCGCCTCAGGTGTATGCTTGTCAGATATTATCTCTATACACTTCGTAAGATAGTCTGTGCCATAAAAAAAATAAGGCTTTACTTTCGAAAGAAATCCAGTGCGCTCAACTGCAGTAAGCAAGGGTAGCAGCTCGCTCTTTGATTCATACTTAAGTATCGAGGCAAGACACATAAGAAACAATCCATACTCATTCAGCTTATTGATTTTGGATATAATCTTTCTTACTTCCTCCGGCCAGCTAGATTCGTCCGGATTAGAAATCCTAAAGTACAGCTGTACAAAAGATTTTATATTTTTTGAATAATCATAAATATCGTTAATCGTGAGTAAATCTTCACTATTTTTATTTAAACGTTTAGGAGTAAAAACCTCCTCAAGTAGACGATCTTTATACTGATGTTCTACCCTGAGCTGTTTAGGCAGTGAGAACCCCATCGTGGGATCAATTTTTTCTTCATCAATCAAAGTTGGCCCAAAATAAAAAATATAATGAGTTTTTAAAAAATGATCATCATCAACAGATGACTCATTAGTCTTACCTAAATAATGATAGATTGACTTCCAGCTCTCGTTGATTGCTTTCCGCAAATGCTCGCGATCCGACTGCTCAGAATCGAATTTAGTGGAGAGATATATTAATCTATTTTTCAGAAGCTCCAAATGAGAAAGTAGTTTCCCTCGATTGTTCATCGTTTCAAATGTAACAAAAACATCAAGATCTTTTTCAATATAAAATATATTAAACTGCAAACGCTGAGTTAAAGTCGTGTAGATTTTTTCTAACTGCTCGCGCCCTAGCTCTTTAAGCTTCTCCGAAAAAAATTTCTTCGCCTTATAAAGATTTTTTGTATAGACTGTATCTTCTGTAATAGCATGATTGACTGAGTCCTCATTAAATATCTTTTGCTTTAAAAACTCATAGCTTGGATTATCCTTCTCATATCCAAATATATAGGAAATCGAAATACCACTCCCTTTCCTTTCAAATATATATTTTTTTTGAATTTCGTACTTTGACGTAAAATTCAACAAGTCGCCATCGGATATTTGATCAATTATTGATTGTAGCAATACGATGGCTGTAGTAAGCCGCTGCTGCCCATCGACCACATACATTGGACTATAGTGTTTTGCTTCAATAATCCACAAATCATCTTCCCAGCGCTCATAGTTCTGCTTCGCCACAGGCTCCAGAGTTAAAACACCGGTATAATGATTTTTGCTATCTGGCAGTTGCTCAATATCATTCCAGAAATCTTTTAGCTGCTTCTCCTCCCAAGAGTAACCACGCTGATAGTCTGGAATTCTAAATATCACTTCTGAGAATATTTTAGATAGAGATTTTAGTTCTGATTGCATACTGGGCGACCTATGGATATCGAAGGGATTACTAACATTACTTGTAGACACAAGAAAACATGTAAAAACCTTGAAAAGCTAACTCTATTTCACGGAGATATCAACTGGCCAGTCTTGTTGAGCCCTAGCGAGCTATGTGGTGAATGACATGTAGGGTGAGCGTGCCTGCTCAACCTGTGATTAGATTGAGGCGGGAGCTAAGTAAATACGCTACAGTCTGGTAACTAGCAAAGACTGCTGAATTACTTGACGCTGAAGTCAGACCATGCGCGTGCCCCGATAGCTGGATATTCATCTGCTCGACCAGGTCCAGCAGATCGCACAACACTTGGAGCACATTAACCGGCTCTGACCCGAGCTAGACTTTAGGCGCCTGATTCCGATCAAGCTTTTGCGCAGGTCCTGAATCTGTTCCTGCAGATCGCCGCCCACTTTGGCGTTGCGCTTCTGCCCTACCACCAAGTTCAGGTCGCGGCCAGTGGTCTGGTGCAAATCATCCACAGCCGCCTGAAAGCCGCTTGAGTACGACTATGGCCTCGATCTTCTTGCCCCTCCCCTGCTGGGTCGTCCACCGTTCTGGCGTGGCTTTGGAAGCGCTCGACGTTGTCCAGGACTTCAACCTCGTGCTTGATCGCCTTGCCCTGAATCTTTGCGCAGCTAGGTCGCCATCAGCATCGACGCGCTGCTGATAGGCCTTGCTGTGCTGCCACACCTGTTAACCTTTCGGCACTCGGGGCAGGCTCAGGCCGTGCGGCTGGATCGGCTGGATCGGCTGGATCGGCTGGATAAACGGCTTGCGCGGCATCACGCAAGCGAAGCACACACCCGCCACGGTGTTTTCCTCAGGAAAGCCGAACGCGGTGTGATAATTAAGATGGGTGAAAGTGAAAACAGGGGCCGAAGCCCCTGTCTGTTTCCGTTACGGCTGCAACAAGATACGAACCAAACGGATTGACCAGTACGCAGCTTGCAACGCACGGATCAGCTCTTCAGGGATAAAACGGAAATTGGTATTCACCGTTTAAAATCTCCTAAAAGTGAGAAGCAAAGTTCTATTAAATAAAACTTCCCTCCCACCGCCTAACTCATCCTCGCACCTGGAGCCCGATATTTAAGGCAACTTACATACGTACTTACGTAAGCAAGTCAAGGTTGACCCGGTTGACTGAGGAGCTGCTAGACCATAACCTTCGAAATGCCAGTAACAAAGGAAATGGCTGAAGCGGTGGTTGAGGGAATGATCTGGTTTTTTTTAGACCGGAGCAACCACAGATTTTCAGCACGAGCAGCCCGGTCGGAGCCAGTCCCCGCCCGGGCTTCCTCGTTTTAGAGCGAGGCAAAAATGGCACGCTTCAGTCTAACGCCTAGAACATAAGGGGTTGTCCTCAAACGTGACTAAACCCGCATTACCGTTAGAAGAAATAAACGACAACACTTTACAACACTATGATTGCTTAGCTTTCCGACGAACGGTCATTCGTGTATTGACCTGTATTGTGCAATACACAATTTTATTGTGACCTAGGACATACGGTATATCTCGTATATCCGGTCAAACAGGTAAAGGACTACTTTACTCGCTTAACTTTCAATACTCACTTTACTTAGTAATCGGTTTAAGCCATTCGGCTTGCTGTTTTGCGGTCATGGATGCGGCGGTGAATGCGGCGGCATTACTCGGTGGTGGTGTGGGGCCGTGAGTATGGCCAGCCAGTTGAACGTTCATCTCCTGCACCAGGTCCAGTAGGTCGCACAACACCTGCAGCACGTTGACCGACTCCGAACCGAGCCAGGTCTTGGGCGCCTGCAGGCTCTGACTGATCCCGCTCACACTCTTGCGCAGCCCCTGGATCTGCTCCTGCAGGTCACCGCCCACCGTGGCATTGAGCTTCTGCCCCACCACCAGGTTTAAGTCGCGGCCGGTGGCCTGGTGCAGATCATCCACGGCTGCCAGGCTGGCGGACCCGCCGGAAAGCAGCTTGAGCGCGCCCATGGCCTCGATCTTCTTGATCCCCCCCACTGACTCGGTTGAATGGTCGTCCACCGTCCTGGTGTGATTCTGGAAGCGCTCGGCGTTGTCCAGGGCTTCCACTTCGCGCTCGATCGCCTTGTCCTGGATCTTTCCATCGGTCTGGCGCAGCCAGTTGCCGTCGGCATCGACCCGCTGCTGGCAGGCCTCGCTGTGCTGCCATACCTGATCACCTTTCGGCACCCGGGGCAGGCTCAGGCCGTGCGGCAGGATCTGCTGGATGAATGGCTTGTGCGGCAGGCCGTAGGCGAAGCACACCACCACCGTGGTGTTTTCCTCGGGGAAGCCAAACAGACCGGCCTCTTGGCCGCCCATGGGCGCCGGCAGCGGCAGGCCCGCCAGGATCGGCAGATCCGGATCGGGTTCACCATCGGGCAGCAGTACCTGGACGTCCACGCCGTAGCGCGGCCGGAAGTCATCGCACAGCCCGGGCGCCGCCGGCGCATCCGGCACCGCGACCACACGGCCGAAGCGTGGTAGGTGATAGCCACCGGTGAGTTCGGGGAATTGCCGCTCTACACTGCGGCGGATTGCGTCTTCCATTTGATGGCCATCTGATTGCCGGCAAGCGTCACGCTGGTGACCCGCTCGCCCTGGTTGAAGGTGGCGCCCGGGCGCAGTCCTGGAAGAACCGCGATCATGGCGCTCTGATTGCCCTGGTAGCCGTCGAACAGCTCGACGGGCAGCTGCAGCGGTGCGCGGGTGCCGAAGAAGCTATCGGCCCAACTGCCCACGAACACCTCGCCGTCGCCCTGCTGCTGCCAGATAAAGTCGGGGATGCTGAAGACCTGGGCCAGGCTGTCCATGGCCAAGTAACCGCTGGCCAGGCTGTAGAAGAACGGGGCCTTGGTCTGGGCATAGGGCCTTTCCGGCACCCGGAAGCGCAGCCCGGTCTGGCTGCCGATCGCCGCCAGGACGCCCCGCAGATCGACGTGCCGCAGGTTCAGCGGCAGCGGGTTGGCCAGGATCGCCGCCAGTTCGCGGCAGACCAGGATCTGCTGCAGGCCGTTAACCGCGGTCGATCGCTCCACGTAGCCAATGAAGTGACGCTGCAGCGTGCGCTCGTTGTAACCGATATCGAACGTCACTAGGCCTTTGACCGGCGCCCCGGCCTGCACGGTGAAGGTGGCGCGGCCCGGGCTCTTGGCGTCCAGCCGCACGTCGTCCTTGACCAAGTCGTAAGGCTTGCCGCCGATCGTCAGTACCTTGTGCAGTTTCACGACTTGCCCCCCAGGTAGTCGTCCACCCTTTTCAGGACGGATTCAAAGCCGGTCAGTTCCTGGCCAGCCTCGCCGCCGCCCTCGCCTCCCACGCCTTGCCCGGGCGCCGATTGCGCGCTGACGCCATTGCCGGCGCGGCGCTTCTCGACCTTCTCCGGGTTCGACAACTTTTCGGACAGCGTGAACTGCACCAGCCAGGCGGCCAGCGAATCATCCTCGCGGGCGCTCACGCCTTCGGAGAATTGAACCTCGCGGATACCGAAGGCGGCGGCCGTGTCGTTGACGATCCGGTACAGCTTGAGCCGCCCGCCGCCGGCGGTGGCCTCGGCCAGGCGCATCAGGTCGCGCAACTGGCCCTGGTTGACGTAGGGGATCATCAGGGAAACCGTCAACGTCTTGGGCTTGAAGCCCTTGTGGGCGGTGTCGGTGTTGCTGGTCTGCCCTGACAGGTCGTCGCTTTCGATCCTCAGATTGGCGGTGACCTTCATACGTTTGCCCAGCACCTGCTGGCCGTCGAGTAGCAGCGTCATAGGCCCACCAGTTCACGAACGAAGCTCAGGCCCTCCAGCGGGCCCACCAGCAGCACGCCGGCACAAAGCACCCACTCATGCCCCGGTGCCTCGCCTTCCAGCAAGGCCCGCCGCAGGTCGCCCGGGCCACCGGGACCAAGCAACCGGGCGCGCATGCTGTGATCGGCATCACCGCCGGCCAGCAGGGCTTTCAGGTCGTCCAGCTGCTGATCGCGGCCTTTCTGCTGGGCGGCCTTGCGCTTGGCCAGGGCCGCCAAGTCACCCATGGGCGAGCTGTCGGCCGCGTAGCCCTCCAGGACGGCGATCTGGCCCGCCATGGATTGCTTGGCCGCCTTGATCAGGGTGCAGCGCTCCAGGGGCAGATCCGCCCAGCGCGGCAGGGTGCCGGCCGTGGGCATCACCCACTTTTCCGTCTCCAGCTTGGCCAGGTGATCGGCGCGGCGTTCAGCGCGCACCAGGTCAGGGATCGGCAACAGCGCATTGAAGCGCGCCAGGGTCTTGGCCAACTGCTCGTAACGGGTGCCGAGGAACAGCACCGACAGCGCGTAGTGCTGGCCGATCGGCAGGCCGCTGTCGGCACTGTCGCCCAGCTTGAGGGCCAGCTGCTGCAGCAAGTTTGGGGCCGAGAGGTAGAGCTGATTCCCCCGCCCAGTGCCTACGCCGCTTTGAAACGGCGTCACGGCCAGGCAGGCCGGCGCCTGGTCCATCTGACTGGTCAGGGCAGCTCTGCCGGCGGCGATCGCCTGTTCAGCTGCAGCACCGACCGGCCCCGGGTTGGTGCTGGTCATGCCATCCAGTCCCGCCAGGCGTTCGGCCGTGCTGGCCAGCTCGCCGCCGGCCAGCTCCTTGGCCGCTGACAGGTCACCCATCCAGCGGGTGGCCTGCTCTGGCCAGCGCATGGTCACCGGTGCCCAGGTCATGGCTCTGGGCTCTCCCAGGTCACCGCCTCAAGCGCGACCAGATCACCGCTGGCCAGGGCAAGGTCCAACTGTTGCTTGAGCGCATTGGCGCGCTGCAGCAGCTGCAGCTTGAAGGCCGTGAAGTCGTCACCCACTTTGCGTAGCTGCGCCGTCGTGTGTAGGTGGAAGGACTTCACCCCCTGAGCATCACGACAGGCGTAGGGCATATCCTCCCCCCACAAAATGGCGCCAGTCAGGTTCAACTGATCATCCAGTTGGCTGCTGTATTGATAACGCTCGCCAAGCGCATGTGACCAGAACCCACTTTCAATAGCCGCGTTACATGCGCTGTTTACCTTCGAAACCTTCTCGGTGTGCAGGAGCTTCGCCTGCTCAGCTGTACGCCGTGCGATCAGCTCGACATCGAGCACCCATTCCCGACCATTCCAGCAGTGGTCCTCACCCGGCATAGGGGCGTACAGGGGAACACCATCAACAATGCGCCAGGCCCACCGATCGGCGGCTTGTTCGGCGGTCAGTTCAATAGCTCCGGCCGGAAGCTCGCTAATCGTGCTGTCGTTGCACACCTGCCCTATTGCACCCTGTGCATCAATAAGTCCGTAGATCATGCGAGCCTCCGAATAGTCAGAGTGGCGTAAACGTCAGGGCCTACAAGGTTTGGCGATCTGCCCAGCGCGTAAGAGGCAGAGGCAACTGCCGCTAGAAAGTGACGCATCTCAAACACTTTGGGCGCGGCAATAGTGAACACTCCAACCACTCGTGCTTGTTCTGTATCCGGGCTGTTGTTGTTGGCAATGCTTGCGCCCAGGACTGCGTTTACGCCGTCCGACACGTTGAAGAGATAGGTACGAACAGCGTTCGCCAGGCAGGCTCCCCATCCGTCCACATGGTAAGTACCCGCCGGCAATGTGATTCGATTGGATGCCAGGGATGCGCCCCTGATCGTGTTCTGGCTGACGGTATTAAAGGGTCTGACGTTGGTGCCCTCGTTGCCCACCACATGCGTGTTTTGAGCCACTACGTGAGTCAAAACCATCATGCCCAGCGCTTCAAACAGACCCGCAGGCGTAACAGCCGTGTCGTTCTCCATGCCTTCCAATGTTTTCGCGATGGTGGCAAGTCGGATAACGCCGGCACTCCCTGCTGTTGCAACGGCTGCATTGGTAGCGAGTGTGAGCGGCGCTGATCCGTCGAAGCTGCCGGCACCAGTCACAGCGCCTGTCAGGCTGATAGTTCTGGCGGTGGCCAGGCGGGCAGCCTTTCCGACTACCGTTGCCCCCGAAACAATGTTGGCAATGGCCGTCCAGATATTCGAGGTGGCCGCTTTCAGTGCCTTGGTTGTTGCCAGAATAAGGCTGCTGTCAGTGGTTTCGTCATCGCTCTTTGCGTTGGGCAAGTTGCCCAGGCCCACGTCTTCCTTGGTGGTCGCCCTGGCGCGCAGGCCGGAATAGTCACCCACTCGGGCCGCGAAATGCTGCACCAGCGGCCCACCGATGGCTTCTACAGAGCGCCGATCAGTGATGGTGTTCGCATTGGGTAGATCGGCAAGGGGAATGCAGTAGTGCTTCCCGCCGGCGCTGTCGGTGTAGTCCGGCCGCTCGACCGCGAACACCACTTGCCAGTTGGCCACTACGTCGCTCAGTTCGCGCTGCAGCGCGACGTCGAGCCAGGCGGTGGTCGGAAACCCCGGCGGCACAATTGGCAAAACTGCTACTTGCTGTAGGCGAATACCTTCGATGTACGCGGTGCCTGGTTTGACCTGGTACACGGCACCGACCTTTTCCACCTGCAGCGAGCCGCCGAAGAAACAAGCACGGCCAAACACGTCACGGTTGCTCTGACGTTCACGCTCATCGATGCCAGCGAGGCGCACTGTAAAATCGTGCTGCCAAGTGCTGGCGTCAATGGTGATGCCGGTCAGCGCCTGGGCGCCGTCGAACACCAGCAGGAAGTTGCGGGTCAGGTTGTTACCGATCTGCAGTGGCGGGATGTTGCGGCGTTTCTGCTGGGTCGGAACATAGGCCACGGCAAACAGCACACCTTCGGCCGACTCCAGCCCTATCCAGTTGAAGTCCCAATCCCCGACGTCAGAACCGATTTGGGCGCTGTACACCACTTGATTGGGGTTCACGTAGCCGGCCCGCTCATCTCTAATCGGTTGGGAATGAACGATTTGTGCCGCCGGAGGTTTGGCTGCAGCACGATCAACCGGCTGGCCAGGATCAAGCCCGGGAACGTTGGCGAAGATGAAGTTCGCGATTGTCAGGCCCGCGTTCGCGGCTTGTTTTTGTGCGATCAGGCTTTCACCTGCAAGGGTAATACTGGCTCCCACAGGGCGCTCCTACAGGCTGGCGATCAGCGTTTGCTGGTCATCGTTGAAGTGAACAATGGCGGTGGCCATTGGAATTGGGGTGATGGTCGAGAAGTCGTAACGCCTGCAGGTGCGGCCGTATTGCTGGACCAAAACGCGCAGCAGTTCCGGGCTCTGTGACAGCTGGGAGTCGGTTAGACGTAGCAGAACCACGTCCCAGTCCCTGCCGGGTTGGCGCTCCTCGATCTCGACATAGCCCACACCGAGGCGCTCCAGGATGCGTTTCATGCCGGCGGTGTTGCCGGCGTCCACGGCGTTGATAAAGGCGTACTTGACCCGAAGCCGGTAAAGGCTCTCGGGCTCGCCCTTGAAACGGGAGATATCGCGCTGCCAGGCCAGGAGATCGAGCACGACCAGGTGGCAGGTATCCGCGTCCATCTGCAGCAGTGGCCAGCGCAACCAGCCCTCGACCTTTTCCCACCAGCCCTGAGCCGCATCCTTGAGCTTGGTCAGCTCAGTACCGGCCAGCCAGAACTTCAGATTGAGCTTAATCATGCAGCACCACCTGCAGGCTCTGAATCCGTGGGATGTTCAGATCGGCCAGGATGTCGTCATTGATAAACTGCAGCGACTCGATGCCGGCGAACTGCTGGTGCAGCTCTTCGCCCAGGCGGCTAAAGGAAAACCGCGATTGCGGATAGGTCAGTGTCGGCTGGTAGTCGCTGGCGGTGCTCTCGCGAAACGCGGCGCGGATGAACTGTTCGACCTCGTCCTGGAGCTTTAGCCGCTGCTCGCCGGTGAGAGTCGATCGCGGCCAGATCTCCAGCTGCAGCGCGTGCAAGGTTTCCGGCATCACCATCACCAGCAGATCGTCGCCGTGGCCATGGTTGCCCTGGTCGCGGATATGGGTGTTGATCTGCTCCAGGTACGTCGCCGCCGGCACACCGGCTTCGAACAGCACAAAGGCGTTGGCACTGCCTGGGCCACGGGGCGCGCCGTGTTCGAAGTAAACCCCATCCGGGCGCACGCCAGGGAAGGCTGAAATCATGGCCCGATAGACCGCGTCGGTGTGCCACTGGTTGACCGCCGAGAACTGGTTGCGCACCCGCAAACGCAGCTCGTCGTTGCCTTCAGAATCTGCACCTGGTGCAGTCAGCCAACTGTCGTTGTTGACCACCTGGGCAATGCCCGGTACCGGGACCGGCAGAATGGCGTAATACCCCGGGGCCAGGTTGTAGCCTGAGCCTGTTTCGCTTGCCTGTACCGGGATTTCCAACTGCATCAGCCCATCAGCAAACACGCCGGTTTCGGTTGTGGTCAACTGGTAAACGTGACCATTGATCGCTGCAGACTGGATCAGGGTTCCCGCCGGCACGATCAGGGCACCGCCTGCCCCTGTGCGGGTGAACAGAATTTTTCCCTGGGCCTTGGTGGCCCCCTTGCGTTCGACGTTCACAGCCCAGGCCAGCATATCCAACCAGGCGCCGCTGGCGGTCTTTACAAAGAAGTTCGGCAGCACCGACTGGACGACGAAGTCCAGCAGCCACATCACCGGCTTGGTCACCAGGGCGGTGACTACGCGCCAGAACGGCGAGTAAGCCCCGGTATTGCTCAGTTTGGCGCCCTGGGCGGCCACTTCCATCTCCCAGGCCTGGCGCAGGCCGGCCTCGGTGGTCGGAATGCCGGCATCACTCAGCGCCTGCTTAAAATCCACGTCGCTCACAGGGTCACCTCTACGTCACCGAATTTCAGGGTTTTGGCCGTGACCAGGTACTGCCCCGGCTGCAGCTGGGTGATCTGTGCCGTACCAGGCACCAGGCGTTCGTCGGCCTCCACCAGCAGCTCCAGTTGCTGGATGCAGTCGCGTTGCTTCAGGCGGTCGCGCTCGGCGACCAGGGTCACCAGCAGGCCGCTGTCGCGGATCATGTGAGCGATGTCCTGGGCGATGCTGGCCCGATCGGCGATCAGCAGCGGCTGACGGGACGGGTCCAGTACCAGGTCGTTGTCCACGATCCAAAGGTCTATGTATTCGCTCATCCGGACACCGCCATGCCCATCATGTTTTCCAGTTCCAGCGGGGTCATGGCCTTGCCGGTGTGGATGTTCACGTTCTCCACATGGGTTCCTTTGTTCTGGTTGCTGGTGTTCTGAATGCTGGTCAGCAGGCCGCCAGGCGGCACTGCGTTAGGCCGCGTGGGAGCAATCGAGGGGATGGCCGCGCTGATGGTCTGTTGCGCCTTCTGCGCGGCGCTGGCGACGTCGGCGGCGTTGGTCGCCTGCTCGGCACCGGGGATCTGCGGCATGTCGCCCAGGCGGGCCTCGATGTTCACGCCGGGGATCTTGTTGATCATCTCGATCAAGCTGTTGATGGCCTTGTAGAACACGCCCACGATCGCGTCCCAGGCGCCCTTGGCCATACCGGACCAGCCACCCATGGAGTCGAACCAGGCCGACAGCGCCTGCAGCTTCTCCAGCACCCACTTGAAGGCCTCGGTGTTCATCAGGGCGCCGGTCCACTCGTCCCAGTAGTAGACGGCGGCGATCACGATCGCGACCAGGGCGGCAATGCCCATCACCACTACGCCAATCGGGTTTGCGGTCAACGCCACGTTGACCAGCCAGATCACGCCCTGCCAGAGCATCATGGCCACACGGATGATGCCCATGGTGGTGTAAAGCACCGTCAGGCCCGCGACATAGGTAGCGATCACCGCCGCCTGCAGGAGGAATCCGGCAATGGTGCGCAGGTTCAGCAGTTGAACCACTTTCCAGACCGTAATTACGGCCATCCAGGCCATGCGGGACGCCCCGACCACAAACGTCAGCAGCGACATGGCGGCGATGATGGCCAGCACCCCGAGGGTGGCAATGCCCACCACCCGGGTGATGTTCGGGAACAGTTGAGTCCAGCGGGTCAGCGTGCTGGCGACCCCGGACAACTTGGCCATGAGCGGGGTCAGGATCGGGATCAACGCTTGCCCGAAGGCAATCCGCAACGCCTCAACAGCGGCCGCGAACTGCTGCCAGGGATCGACCATGGCCTGGGCCATCTTCTCGGCATCCTCAAGCCCGCGGACTTTGCCCAGCTTGTCCAGGCCCTGGCGCAGCCGGTCGGTGTCTTTCGCCAGCGCACCGATCACCTGGGCGCCCTCGCCACCGAAGGCCTCCAACAGCTTGGTGCCAGCCGAAGCGCTGTTGAGGTCGCCCAGCTTGCCCTGCAGCTTCTCCAGGATCTGCAGCATGGGCAGCACCTTCCCTTCCTGGTCGGTGAACTTGATCCCAAGCTTTTCCGAGGCGGCGCCGATGTTCTCGAAAAACGCCTTGTACCGGCCGCCGGCGTCGCCGCCTTCCATGGTGCTGCTCAGCGAACCGATCACCGCGAACTGCTCGGCAATGTCCACGCCGCCGGCGGTGGCGATCGCTCCCACCTCCTTGAACGCGTCCTTGAGCTGGGCGCCATCGGTGCGGAACAGCTGCACCGCCAGGGCGGTCTGGCCGCCCAGCTTCTCGACCCACTCCGCCTTGCCCATGGCGTCGGCCTGGCCTTTAAACAGGTTGTACATGGTGCCCACGTAGGCGCCCAAGGTTTCGGCGTCCGACTTGGTGGCCTTGGCCAGCAGGTTGCTGGTGTTGGTGAAGGTCGCCAGTTGGCTGCCCGTCAGGCCCTTAATGGCGCCCTCGATGCTGTACGCCGAGGCCACGAAGTCCCGGGCGTTCTCGCCGTAGGCCACCGAGAACTCAAGCGACTTTTGATTGAGCGCGGTCAGCGCGTCTTCGGCCACGCCCAGGGAACGTACCTCGCCCAGGGCGCGGTTCATCTCCAGGGCGGGCTGCAACGACTGGTTGATACCGACGAAGGCGCCGGTCATGCCGGCCAACCCCAGGCCCATGGTTTTTATGTTCTTTTCGCTTTGCTCGGCAAGGTCCGAAAAGCCCATTTTCACCTTGCCCAAAGGTGCGGTGACCTTGTCGGTCAGGGCCAGGATGAAGTCCAGGCGGGCGCTGCGGTCAGCCATGCTCAGTTATCCGTTCAACGCATGGGCAATGCCGTTGGCCACGGCTATCTCCATGCGTCTCCAGTGCTCGTTCTCAAGCCACTGCGCCGTCCCCATGTTCTCGATCGAGGGTTCAGCGCCAGGCAGCCAGCGGTTGGTGAGGGCCATCAGCTGGCCCAGGCCGTCCTCGGTCAGGCGGTCGGCGTGGTCGAGGGCTTTTTTACGATGATTTCAACGTCCGGGGCGTATTCCCCCAGGAGCGCGCCGGCGATCTGCATGGTCATCACCGGATTGGCCAGCAGCTCGCGCAGCTCGGCCCGCTGCTCCTGCTTGACGGTGGTGCTCAGCAGGTTGAACGACGGCGCCACCTTGTTGGTCGCGGTCATGGCGTTGAAGTACTTGGTCACGTCCTGGGGCGACAGGGCGAAGCTGAATTCCTTGTCGCCCAGTTCCAGGGTGATCTCGCGGCTGTTGATGCTCATGGGTCTTGCTCCGTTTAAAGGTCGGGGGTGCGCATGCAAACGCGGCGCACGTGGTCTTGCAGGCCCAAGATCATTTGCTTGCTCAGGGCAAGCTGATCTCTGAGGGTGAAATAATCCGGTCGAGCGTCTGCTGCGAGTTCGGCGGTTCCTGCATCAGCCAGGCCGCCGGCGCCGGCGTTGGGGGACACAGCGGCGCTGCAGGCGGCGGCGACGCGCAACCGCTGATGGCCAGCGTTAACAGCGCGGCGCAGGTCGAGGTTTTCAGTACGTGCATGGTTCAGTTCCTGGGTGCGAACACGGTCGATATCGTCACGATCGGCCAGCATTTGGCCGCTGATGCGGACAGCCTCTCGCAGGCCCGCCGCTTCGAACTGGGCGCTGTCGCGTTCAAGCTTGATCGCCTCTCGCTCCTGGACGACCTGGACGAACCAGAACAGCGGAATCAGCGCCGTCAACAGCACCGCCAGCACGAAACGAAAGGGGGTGATGGTCATCGGGCGCATAGCTCCGCTTCATCCAAACGGCGGGCGTGAAGGCCACGCACAAACGAGGTGCGGCCCAACGAATCTTTAACGAAAGCCCATACCGGACTTTTGCCGTCTGGAGCCCAGGCCAGAGCCTTGCAGCCCTCTGCTATGCGCCCCGCGTTGATCAGGCCCACCGCTCGACTGGCACAGGTGCTTGGCACACCAAAGTTATGGCTGTGGCTGGTCAGTGCGTCGAAAGTGTTCTGGCCCACCTCCTGGTTGGTGAGGCAGTCAGCGAGTGCCAGTTGCCCCTTGCGTACCACCAACTGCTCGACTTCGGCGCACCTGGCTGGTGACCAGTAGTCACCAATCACCAGCGGGTAAGGGCTGGTGTACTTGGTGATGCCCTTACACACGGTCGGTAGACCCCGGGCCAGCTTGTCGGCGTACACAACGTTTTGGCCGTTGCCTTCCCATTTGCCCAGGAAGGTCAGCAATGAAACGCTGGCCAGGGCGATGGTGCCGGCGGCGATCTTGTTGCGCAGGCTCATGGCACAAACACCCGCAGAAGGACCGGGCCAAACATCTGCAGGATGGCCCACAGGGTGCTGGCGACAGCCAGCGCCCAGGTGATCTTGTTGCCGATCCCCGCCACTACGCTGGTCAGCTTCTGCTGGCCCTCGTTGAGTTCGGAAAGTTGACCTGACATGTGTTCGAACTGCTGTTCCAGCTTGGTGACGCGCGTAGGAACCGACTCGTGCCGGCTTTCCATGAAGTTCAAGCGGTGCTCAAAAACAGCCATGTTTCGCTCCAGTCCGGCCAGTCGGCCGGGGTCTGAATCCGCCTCAGTGAGGCTGTGCCGTGGACTCTGGGTCATCGGCGTTGTCCTTGCTCAAAGATGGATTGGCAGGGTGTGCAGCGGGTCTTGCCGCCCAGGGCGCGGCGCGCCTCGGGAATAGGCCCGTCGCAGTCCTGGCAGTGGGTGCGGCTTGGCCCGGTCGGTTGCATCGTGGCGAGCTGGGCGGCGATCGCTTGTTCCCGCAGACGCAGTTCCAGCGCCTGGGCGCGATCGAACGGGCAGACCATCAGCGCAGGCCCTCGATCTCGGCCGCCGCCAGGTATGGCACGCCGTTGACGCGAATGAAGTCCGGACTGGTGACGTCGAACGGCACCTTGTGCCTGGTCTTCTCGCCGCCCTTGGGGTCAACACTGAGCAAGCTGGACACCTTCAACTTGCAGCCGAAGGCCTCGATGCGCAGTTCTTCCTGCCCTGCCTGGGCGAAAAACACTACGTCGAAGGGCGCAAGCTGGCGAAAGCTGCCGGCAGTGCGTGCGGCCTCGATCAGCAGGTTGAAGTTATTGCTGTCGAACTCGAATTCACCGCTGGCCGCCACATCGCCATCGACGTGGCCATCAGGCACGCCTCGGGACTGCGCCACGGCGGTGTTGTCGGTGATATCCAGGGTGCAGCTCTCGACGTGCGCCTGGAGATCCCCCAGGGCAATGTCGAAGTTCTTGCCGCCAATACGGGACATGGGGGGTTACTCCTAATCGTCGTTGGAAAGATCCAGGGCGATGTTCGCCGTGAGGTCTTTTGGGCAGTTGAGGGGCTTGATCTTCAGGAACACCTGGACCTGGACTTTGCTTTTCCAGACCAGTACCACGTCGCCGTCCTTGGGCGATTCGATCTCACCGGGGAACACCTGGCCGGCAAAGGTGGTGGACTTCGCCATGGCGCGCAGAGGCTTCATGAAGGCGCTGACAGCGGCGGCCATGCTCGCCGGCGAGTTGTTGAGGCGCCGATCGGCGACCCGGCGAATCAACAGCGGCCGGACCTGGCGGGCGGCTTTGTCGGCCAGGCGCAGGTACTCGATCACCTGGTAGTCGCTCGCCGGCGCGTCCAGCATGTTGCCGTCGCCCCAGTACACGCCCGGATAGTCCGGGTAGGTCTGCGGCACCGAGTAACGGGCCTTGTCCAGTTCGGCCAGGATGGCGCTCGGCAGTGGGATGCCCTCCTTGTCCTGAGGCGTCTCGCCCAGGCCCATCAGGGCGCCGCTGGCCACGCGCATGGGGCTGTCGGCGATGCTCACCGCCGCGTTGGCTAGACGGCCGGCCAACACGCCCAGGTCATTGCCATGCAGCTGCGGAACGACCAGGACACGCGGGGCCAGCAAGTCCTTGGTCAGCGCCTTGCGCTCGCCCAGGTACTCGTTCCAGGTCTGCTGGACCGTGATGCCCACGGCGGCGGCCATCACGAACAACCGGCGCCCGTAGGTGTTGGCGATCGCCTCGGCCGCGTCGTGCAGGGCCGACAGCTCGGTGGCGGTGGTCACGGGCTTGGTGATCACCACACCTTCGACCGAGAATCCTTGCTGCTGGGCCTTTTCCAAGGCGGCGGTCCAATCACCATCTGCAGCGATCGGCGCAGCCACGCAGGCCCAGCGGTCGCCGCCGTTCTGGCGTGCGGCGGCGATCTGGGTTTTCAGATCGTTGGGGGGAATGCCCAGCTGCGCGTCCAGGTCGCTGTCGGTGTTTAAAGGGATCAATTGGCCGACGTTCTTTGCGCCGGGGCCAATGATCAGGAAATAGCGCTCGATCTCGGTCACGGCACCCTGGCCGAGGTTGAGGTTATGAACGCTGACTTTGCCGAGTGCCATGCTGTGCCTCGTTAGCGGGGAGAATTGAGGATTTGTTGCAGCACCTGGTTAACCAGCAGGCTGGTATCCCGGTCGCTGCTGACGCCCAGGAACTGCCGCTTGGGCAGGGTGATTTCCCAGCTCTGGGCGCCGGTGCTCTCGGCCTTTTCGTCTGAAAGAATGCGGATCAGCAGGCCAGCCTGGGCGTACCCGACGTGTTCCTGGATCCACGCCACGGATGGCCGGGACAGGCCCTTCTTGCCCGCCTGGCGAACCTTGAAGCCCAACCGGCGCAGGCGCTTGGCCTGCTTGTCGGTCGCGGCCAGGCCTTCGGGGACTTTGTTCCACCGGCGCATCTGCGCGGCGGTGCGGCGTTCCGATTCGCCGTTGTACTGCTGGGCGGCCACCCAACTGGTCAGGCCGTTGCGCCAGCCGAGGCGAGCCTCGTCCGGGCTGACCCTGGTCACCTGCAGCAGCTTGCCCAGGCCGGCCTCCATCTTCTTTTTGCCCTTCTCGGGGTTGCGCCGAGGGGCAAATGGCGAGCCGTCCAGGTTCTGCTGTTCGCGGATGCGCTTACGGGACATAGTCCGCACGCGCTTGGAAACGTTGTTCAGCAACCGCCGGCGCAACTGCGGCGGCAGACTGAGCAATGCCAACTGCTCGCGCACGCCCAGGTAGCCCCGGGCGTCCAGCTCAAAGGTGCTACGCGCCATGGCTGCGGACCTCACCCTGTTCAGCAGTCCACAGCTCAAAGTCCACCAGGCCCCACTTCTTGCCGAAGGCGTCGATAGAGCCGTTCGGGTCTTCGGCCAGGTGCTGGGGCTCGATGAACTCCAGGGTCAGCTCCAAGTCGGCCAGGTCAGGGGTGATCTGATCGACCGCAAACGTCGGCGCCGGCAGATCGTCGTCCCGGTCGGGATCGTTGGATTCCAGCCAGCCGCCCAGCAAGGCCATAAGTAGCGCAGGGTTATCAGCGAATCGATCGATCACGATCACGGCGCGGTAACGCATATCGCCCATATGCAGGCCCTGGGTGCCTGGCTTCCAGATCAGATCCAGGTTGACCTGCTCGGCCCAGCTGTCGATCTGCTCGGGCAACACCAGATTGAGGCTGATCAGGTATCTGGTCAGAGCGCGCAGCTTGTTCATAGCAAGGCCGCCGTGATGCGGCCACGGCCCTGTAGGGCGCGCACGGCCTGCTGACTGAAAGCCAGGAAGGTTTCCGCCCGCTCCGGGGCCTCCTTACCGGTGTTCTCGGCGCTTTCGCGGCGGTTCACCGTGGCGAACTGGGGGAGCGCCTGGGCCTTGGCGCGGTTGTAGACGGCGCGCTTGTAGAGCTTGGCCTTGAAGGCTCGCTCAGGCAGCAGCAGAGGGTCCGCGGCTTCCACGTTGGTGATGCCGACGGCTTGCCAGCGGGCCTTGCACTTGGCCAGGTCGTCGTTCACCTCGACCATGGCCATGGTCAGGGTGTCGGTCAGCAGCTCCACCAGGTACTCCGCCGGCAGGCGCTGTTCCTTCTGGAACTCCGACAGCGAAAGGTCCGGCCAGAAGCCGTCGTTCTCGATTGTCAGGTCCACAAAGGTGGTGGGTTTCCCGGAAAAGCTCATCGCTGGCCGCTCAAATAGGGCGGGAAACACCGTTTCAACGGGGCGGGCCATAAATGGCTGACTCGTCTCACGGGTTCCCGCTGGGGGGGTAGTCGTTGGTTACTGGGCGCCGGTGGCGGCCTCTTGCTTGCGCAGGGCCTTACGGCAGTTCTCGATCCTGGTGTCCACGCCGACCTTGGAATACAGCTGTTGGGCTCGCTCCAGGTGCTGCAGGGCGGTGGCCCACTCCTTGGCCTCCTGGGCGCGGATGCCGATCAACTTGTGGAACTTGGCCGGGATCTGCTCCGTCAGCTGCCATTCGCCATCCACGCGGGGCAGCAGATCAGACAGATAGGGCTCAGGGCTTCGGTTGGCCTTGTACTCGTCGTAGGCCCATTCACAGACCGCGTCCGCGACAAAGGTCTGGATGTCCCGGCGCTTGAAGCGCTCGGGCATCTGCTGGCCCTGGGCGATCGCGATATCTGCCAGCTCCAGGCCGTCCTCGAACTGGGCGGTATCGAACAGCCAGACGATCACCTGGACCAGCACGCGGTTGGCAAAGACCTGGTCCGACTCGATGTAGCGCTGGACGTACTCCTGGTACTTGGGCAGCAGCTCGCGGCGCTTGAGATTCTGGCGGGTGGCCAGGCCCTGAATCGCGCTCAGGCGCTCCAGGTCCTGGTCCAGCGCTGCTTCCATCAGCGCCAGGTGCTTGCGAGCGTTCGCTGGGCTGCTCAGCGCTTCCGCATGGGAGTACGCCGCCGGCGCAGTTACGGCAGCCGCTACTGCGGCGTCTCCCAGGGCCAGAGTGCGGCGCTTGTGCGTCAGGGCCAGGCTCACTTCAGCAGCTCCACGTTCTCGGTCAGCGCGAACTTCTCCAGCTGCTCGATCACGTAACCTTCGTTACGGCTGTTGTAGTCCTCAACGCGGGAGCGCTTCGGGTTGTCCACGGTCTGCTTGCGCCAGCTGGAGTCCTGGTAGTAGATCGACAGGTTGTCGAAGCTGGTGACCAGGACCGCGTTCACCGGGAAGAAAGGCACACTGAAAGAAGGCAGGCCGCCATAGGTAGCGATCACCTGGGCATCTTCAATGCGTTCTTTCTCGGTCGGCACGTCGCCCTGTTTGGCGTACAGCTTCGCTTTGTCAGCGGCCAACAGGTCGGTGCCGATGATTGCAACCAGGTCGCCGCCGTCGCGCAGACGTTCGTCCACCATCTGCTTGGTGTCATGCACCAGGGCATCGAGGTTGGCGTAGTCGCCACCGGCGCCGAGCGTGACTTTTCCAGAACCCTTGACGCCCTCCTGGAGTACCTGAGCCGGGATCTGCTCGCGTGCCTGCTGCAGCCAGCCCTTGTTCACGTCCTGGAGCATCGGATACTTGGTGATATCGGTTTGCGGGGCCGCTTGGACACCGTGAAAACCGATCATCATCCGGTCCAGGGCGATCTGCTTTTGCACAGCCGCGGAATACTTCTGGTGAAAGTCTGGAAACTTGGCCCAGGCATCGATCTTCGCGTAAGGCAGGCCCACGTCCGACTCGGTGGAGTGCAGTTCGTAGGTCGTATCATCCAGTGCGGAGACGTCTTTCGCCTCGCGATCGGTGGTCTTGGTGTTGGTGCGTCCGGTGACCGGACCAGAGACACCAATGAACACCTTCTGCCCCTTGATCTCGCTCACACCGATAACGTTGATGCGCTCCAGGAAATCGGCTTTCGCGGTGATGGCGTCGTTCAGCTCTTGAGCGATCGACGGTTCCACGCTGAATTGCTTGCTGGGCAGCGCCACGCCGTAGGTTTCAGCGATCGCCAGTTGCAGCTCGGCATACATCTTGGCGCCGTAGGCGCTCAGAGACTGGGCCATGTCAGAGCACCTTCTTCTTGCCAGTCGCTACCGGGCCGGCATTGCGCGGCAACTGGCGACCGTTGGCGGTGTTCTGCAGTGCGGTGAACTGCTTCTGCAGGCTGCTGAGTGCTGCCAGCACTTTCTGGTTGGAGCCGCCTTTGCGACGGAATTCACGCTCTTCTTCGGCGGTGGAGACGATCTGATCGACTGCCGCGCTCACATCGTCGATCGGCTCCTGGTCCGGCTCCGGTGCATCTTCTGCAGCCGGCTCAATCACGGCCTGAATGCCGGCGGCGACAACCAGCAGCTGTTCCAGCAGGGCTTTCAAAGCCGTTGCGGTAGCTTCATCCATTGGGGGTTTGCTCTCGGTTGGGGTTGGGGTGGTTTCGGCGGGGGTGTCGTCGGCGCCAAAGCGCTTGAACAGGCCGGTAAGCAGGCCTATCAGCTTGCCCAGCTCGCCCTTGGGCTCATTGCTGAACGGGCCAAGCTCTTGCGACGCCGCAAAGAACGCGGCCTTGCTGGTGCGCCTGGAAAAATAGAGTTCTTGGGTGCCCAGACTCGCCGGCTCATCCGTTACGGCCAGGCCGGTCAAATAGGCTTTGCCGGTTTGGGCGAAGTTCGGGGTGATCTCGATGCTGGTGAACAGCTTCTGGCCCTGATCGTTCAGATACAGCAGCCGATCGTTGGGCTTGAGCTGGGCCTCCAGAGCAATTTGCCCAGGCTCCAGGTCTTCGCCCTCCTCAACCAGGCGTACGGCGTAGACGGTGCCGTGGGAACCGGTCCAGCGTTCGTGGTCGCACCAGATCACGGCGGTGTAGGTCGACGGCTTGTACGTCTCAGCAATGTCGCGCAGGTCCTGGGGCAGGATCTCGCGGCCATCACAGGTGGGGCCGCTGATGGCAACACGTTTCCAGAACGAAACAAGGGAACGGGGCATGGGCGTTAACTGCGCTCAATCGGTTGAATTGCCGCCACGATAGGCAGCCGAAAGAGCCTCAACAAACGATTCAATTCCGCGTTATTCCTAGACCCACGTTATAGGTGGATCGCGGAAATTAACCCCGCGTTTGTCGCATTTTCGCCGCATAGACTGCGGCCCCATGTACTACTCGACCGAAGTTAAAGAAGCCGCCAAACGCCTGTTCCTCCGCCGCTGCAAAGCAAAGGAAATTCAGGCGCAACTCAACCTGCCCAACATCCGAATCGTCTACTACTGGATACGCCAGGGCGGATGGGAAGACATGCTGTCGGATGAAGAACCGCTGACCGCTGTCGGCCGGCGAATCACCCTCCTCCTGGACAAAACCAGCAGCCTCACAAAAGACGAACTCAACGAGCTGGACCGGTTGACCAGCATCCGCGAACGTCTTTTGAAACAAGCTGCGAAACCGACACCAATCGCTGGCCAAGGCGAGCACCAGGAACCCCGCCACCGCTCACATGGCGAGCGTTCGGGCCGTGGGAATGGCGGCGGCAAGACGCGAGAGAAAAAGGCCAAAAACGACGTCAGCGGCCTCACTGAAGTGGACTTCCTGGATAAGTTCATCTCCAAGATGTACCGCTATCAGCAGGAGCTGTTCGAAGCCAAGCAAAACCCGCTGACACGGCGAGTCCGGAACATCCTGAAAAGTCGCCAGGTAGGCCTGACCTACTACTTCGCCGGCGAGGCCTTCATGGACGCCGTGTTAAGCGGCGACAACCAAGTGTTCCTGTCGGCCAGCCGATCGCAGTCGGAGATCTTCCGCAGCTACATCATCCAATTTGCCCAGCAATGGTTTGGCATCGAGTTGACCGGCAACCCCATTGTGCTCAGCAATGGCGCGGAGCTGCGCTTTCTCAGCACCAACAGCAGCACCGCCCAGGGCTACCACGGGCATGTCTACGTCGATGAATATTTCTGGATCCGCGACTTCGACAAGCTCAGCACCGTGGCCAGCGCCATGGGCACCCACAAGAAGTGGCGGAAAACCTATTTCTCGACGCCCAGCGCGGTTTCGCACCAGGCCTACCCGTTCTGGTCCGGTGAAGAATTCCGCAACAGCAAGCGCGGCAAGAAAGCCGGCGGCACCTGGCCCAGCGAGTCGGCCTACACACAGGGCGCGCTCTGTCCGGATGGCCAGTGGCGCAAGACCATCACCCTGGACGATGCGATCGCCGGGGGCTGCGATCTGTTCGACGTCGAGCAGCTGCAGTTGGAGTATGACGAGGACAAATTCCAGCAGCTGTTCTACTGCAAGTTCATCGACAGTACACAGAGCGCGTTTGCCCTCAAAGATCTGGAGCGCTGCTATTCCGACCTGACCCTGTGGGACGACTACGACCCCGAAGCGGACCGTCCCTATGGCAACAGCCCGGTCTGGATCGGCTACGACCCAAGCCGCACCCGCGACGACGCCACTTGCGTGGTCATCGCGCCACCGCTGGAAGCCGGGGCCAAGTTCCGGATCTTGGAGAAGCACAGCTGGCGGGGCCAGTCCTTCAAGTACCAGGCCGACCAGGTCAAGAAACTCACCGAACGCTTCAACGTGCAGCACATTGGTATCGACACCACCGGCATTGGCTACGGCGTATTCGACCTGGTGCGCGACTTCTACCCTCGGGCGACCTCGATCCACTACAGCCTGGAGACGAAAAACCTCCTGGTGCTCAAGGCCCAAGACACGATCCAAGGCAGCCGCATCGAATGGGATGCGGGCTGGACCGATATCGCACAGGCCTTCCTCACGATCAAACGCGGCACCACCGGCAGCGGCCAAGTGACCTACAGCGCATCCCGTACCGACGCCACCGGGCACGCGGATATCGCCTGGGCGGTCATGCACGCGCTGCACAACGAACCTCTAAACACCAACAAGCGGCGCCGTAGCCGCTACCTCACGAGTGATCACAGCAGCCATGGCCAGACGCAACAAGCACCAGGTAGCCCAGCGAAAACAGCAGCCGATGCGAACCTTCACGTTCGGGGAGCCCGAACAGGTGCTATCGGGCAACATCGGCGAATACGTGGGGGTTTTTCCCTGCGACGACGGCGAGATCTACAAGCCGCCGGTGTCGCGCACCGGCCTGGCCAAGCTGCTGCGAGCCAACGCGCACCACGGCGCCATCCCGAAGTTCAAGCGCAATCTGCTGTTGCGTGAGTTTCTGCCCTCGGCGGGCTGCAGCGCCCGAACAATGGGCTGTGCGGGCCTGGACTACATGGTGTTTGGCGAGGCTTTCCTCTACCGCAACACAAACGCCTTCGGCCAGGTCCTGGAGCTGCAGCACCTGCCGGCGATCAACATGCGAGTAAAGGTCGACGGTGGTTACCGGATGCTGCTGCCCGACAGCAAGTTCATGGACTTCGACCGGGACGAGATCGAGCACGTCATGGACTACGACGTGGAACAGACCATTTACGGCATTCCAGACTACCTGGGCGGCCTGCAGGCGCTGCTGCTCAACGAGGCCGCGACCCTATTCCGCCGGCGCTACTACAGCAACGGCGCCCACGCCGGGTACATCTTCTACACCAACGACCCGGACCTGACCGAGGAAGACGAGGACGAACTGCGCGCACAGATCAGCGCGAGTAAGGGCGTGGGCAACTTCCGCTCGATGTTCGTGAACATCCCCAACGGCAAGGAGAACGCGATTCAGATCATCCCCGTGGGGGATTTTCAGGCCAAGGACGAGCTGGAGAAGGTCAAGAACATCACGCGAAACGACATCATCGCCGCCTGGCGCATGAACCCGGCACTGGCGGGGATCATTCCGGAGAACAGCGCAGGTTTCGGGGATATCGAGAAGATCGACAGGGTGTACACCAGCAACGAGATCAGACCGATCTGCCAGTTATTCGACCAGGTAAATGAGCACCTGCGGGAGGACAGAAGAATCAACTGGAACGACCCGAAAGGAACAGGAACCACCACCGAATAACAGGCTATTTGCAGTGATTGCCTGGAAAATCGCCGCCATAATGCTGCCATGCAAATACCCTGGGGAGGGACTAATGCGGATTTATTGCACGACTTGCGGCCACAAGGGGCGCATCAGTTCACGGGAAGAGGTAACCCGGACTTACGTGAAGCTGTACTGCCAATGTCTGGACGCAAAGTGCGGTCATACCTGGGTATCGACGCTGGCGTTTTCGCACACACTTCGGCCGTCTGCGCAGCACCTGGACACGCTGCTACTCGACCGATTCAAAAGCCTGCCGGCAGACCAACAAAAGGCGCTATTCGAAATGATGAAAGGCCAAGCCGTAGCTTGATGAGTACCGCCGGCCTCAGCACGGCGGCTTATTCACGAACTCAGGAGCCTGAGTCGTCCGGGTGCTTGGCCAACTGTTCAATCAGCCGTCGTACCAGGTAGCGATCGCGGTCCGTCATCTGACGAATGCGCCGAATCAACCGGCGCTCATTCTCGCTCAGACATAACCACGAGGAATCGACCTGGTCATGACGCTCCTGCTCAGTTACTGCCAAATCCAACATGCGCTAACTCCTTGATATGCAATGCGGAGTTGGCGTTATCGGGGCGAGACAGGCGCTTTACATGAAAAGACAGCGAAAGGAGGAAGGCCTATTGGTCAACATCATCAAACATGGCTTTGAGAAAACGACGAAGCGCCCGCTGATCCTCGTCTGGGATACGGCGGTACTGATCGACGATTTGGGACTCTATCCCACTCAGGCCTGCTCCTAACGATCTCGACCCGGTCAGTACGTAAGTCGCATCGACGCCTGCTGTTTCCAACGCGGTGACGTACTTAAGGTCCATTGCACCTACAGCAGTCCCCACCTCGTAGTTTTTTTGCGTACCGCGGCTGACCCCGACTAGGGCGCCAAAGTCCGATTGTGAAAGACCTAATCGCTCGCGCTCTTCCCTGAGCCTACTGCCCACTCCGTCAGCGATTAGCATTTTTTTGATCACCAAGCATTGACGTGAATAAATATTTGACCAAGAATCACCACAGACGAACACAACCAAACAGGAACAAACACTATGCCCGCGCCAGTTACGCCGGAGCAAGCCCGCGCAGCGCTTGATCGGAAAGGGATGAGTATTGCGGAATTCAGTCGGATTCATAGCTTGAACAAAAATTTGGTCAGCGACCTACTCAACGGTCGTCGAAAAGGTCGCAGGGGGGAGGCACACCGCGCCGCAGTGCTGCTCGGCATCAAAGACGGCGTGATTTCACAGTAATGGCCAGCACTCTGAGGGAACAGCAGAAGATGAAAAGCCCGGTTCTAACAACACGTCGCGAAGTCGTCAGCGCGATCATCTGCAGTTATCCAGGAGGTCGCGAATGTGCCGCGGCACAGATCGGTATGTCGCTGAAAAAATTCGACAACCACGCCTACGAGAACAACAACAGCCGGCCCCTGAGCGATGTGCAGATCCATCAGTTGGAGCTGAAAACAGGCACCCAGCACTTCGCCAACTACGTGGCCAAAATGTACGGCGGCATGTTCGTCCCCATGGCCGAACCGGACCAACTGGACAACGTCGAGATGTATACCCGCTCCGTACAGACATCAGCCAAACGCGGGACCGTTGACCAGATCCTTGCCCAGGCACTCGAAGACGGTTCGATCACTGAGGACGAGGCAGACTTAATCCTCAACGCTCACACCCTGCATATGGCCGCACGCACCGCCGAGGTCTACGCCGCCATCGATCTCTATCGAGCAAAATCGGAGAACACCAAATGACTGCCCTGCCTGCAGAAAAGGAGTACCAGGACACTCTGCAGAGTGCCGCCCTTTCGTTCCTTGAACGGCACCAGGCCGAGCACCTGAACGATGATCAGCAGCTGTTCAACCGGGCCGTGCAACACCTGGTCGCGGATTACGATGTACTAACGCAGGTCGCTGAAAAAATCGTCCACCTGGCCAACAGCGCCATGCTCACAATCCGCGATCGGCAGCGTCTGAACATCCAGAGCAGCACCTCGACCCACACCGTAATCATTGACCCGGTCACCGGCACCCAATGGGCTGTGCCTGTCAGCCTCATCTACGAGCGAATCATCAACGCGCCGGACATCGGGCGTTTTCGCTTCGCCAACTCGTAACACCTAACTCAATCAGTCGCACGCCCCACGTCCCGTGGGTTTGGGTGAGCTGCGCCCAAAATCGAGGTTTAACGATGACAAACACCGTAATTGTCACCACTCAACTGCCACCGGCAGAGGCCGAAGCGTTGCTGGTCAACCTACGTGAACAGTATCGCTTGAGCCTCAACGAACACTGGTATGCCGACCAGTTCCGCTTTGTTGCGGACGGTCTGCGCCACGGCGCAATTCTCGCCCACGTCCCGGTAATGGCTGCGCAAAAACGCCTTATGGCAGCCCTGTCCCACAGCCTCAAAGCAGTGAAGTAACCCATGAAAGAAGATCTTCGCCACGAAGTGCTGCAACGCCTTCAGTCCGACTTCGGACTCAAGCACCGTCCGGGCACCGACTACATGCGCGGCGGCACCTGCCCCAAGTGCAAGAAGAAGGAGCTGTATTCCAGGTTTGATACGCCGTGGATGGTGATCTGTGGTCGACCTGAAAAGTGCGGCCATACCCTGCACGTCAAAGAGCTGTATGACGATCTGTTTGAAGACTGGAGCAAGCGTGCGCCTGCCACGGATCAGCACCCCAACGCCACGGCGCGGGCTTACCTGGAGTTCGCCCGAGGCTTTCGGTTTGAGCTAATCCAGGGTTGGTTCACGCAGGAGAGTTTCTACTCCCCCGAACACAACGCCGGCAGCGCAACGGTGCGCTTTGCCCTGGAAAAAGGCGGATGGTGGGAACGCCTGATCGATCAGCCACACCGCTTCGGCAAGATGAAGGCCCGCTTCAAATCCAAGGACAGCTATCGCGGCGTCTGGTGGTGCCCGCCCTGTGTAGACCTTCTTGAGGTCAAGGAAATCTGGATCGTTGAGGGGATATTCGACGCCATCGCCCTGGTGCACAACGACATCGCAGCCGTATCAGCCATGTCGTCCACCGCCTTCCCCGGTGACTCGCTTAAGACATTGATCAAGATCCGCGAGGGCGGAAAGTTGCCCAAGCTGATGTGGGCACTTGATAACGAGCCCAGCGCGAACACATACACCAGGCGTTGGGTACGCGAAGCCCGAGCCCTGGGCTTCCTCTGCGAGTCAGCGCAGATCCTTCAACGCGATGGCCGCAAGACAGATTGGAACGATCTTCATCAGCGCTGGAACTTCATCCAGGACGAAAGCAAACGTGCCGACCAGATCGCAGCCGACCTCAAGCAAGCCCGCCATCAAGGCGCCCTGCTGCTGGCCGAGAGCGCTGCGGAAAAGGCATTGCTGATGTACGACTGGAACAAGCGCGGGGAATTTCACCTCGGCTTCGGCAACCGCCTGTACTGGTTCAAGTTGGACATGGAGAAGTTCAACCGGGAGATGTCCGACATCGAGGACAGCGAAAATCATGACGATCAACTGCTGAACCAGGCGCAACAGCGCGAGAAGGCCCTGCAGCAATCCGGCAGTGTCGTAGAGATTGCCAACTGCTATCCCCAGGCTTTGTATTTCCAACGCAACGAAGTCACGGACGAGTCCTGGTATTACCTGCGCGTGGACTTCCCCCACGACTCTGAAAGCGTGAAGAACACCTTCACCAGTGGCCAGCTGTCGGCCGCGAGCGAGTTCAAAAAGCGGCTGCTGGGTATGGCTGCAGGTGCAATGTTCACCGGCAGCGGCCAGCAGCTGGACAAGCTCATGAAGGATCAGCTGTTCGGTATCAAAACCGTCTCCACGATCGACTACGTGGGCTACAGCAAGGAGTACGCCTGCTACGTCTACGGCGATATCGCAATCAAGGACGGCATCACCTACAAGGTCAACAGCGAGGACTATTTCGAGTTCGGCAAGCTGCGCCTCAAGACTCTGCAGAAAGGCGTGCCTATCAAGCTGCAGCGCGACGCAAAAGGCTATGACGAAAAATGGGTGCCGCTGCTGTGGACTTGCTTCGGCGCACGGGGCTTCGTAGCCCTGGTGTTCTTCTTCGGTTCGCTGTTCTGCGAGCAGATCCGCGCTCGCTATCAGTCCTTCCCCTTCCTGGAAGCCACAGGTGAAGCCGGTGCCGGCAAAACCACGCTGCTGAACCTGCTCTGGAAGCTACTCGGCCGCGAAGGGTATGAAGGATTCGACCCTATGAAATCCACCAAGGCCGGACGCTCTCGTTTGATGGGACAGGTTTCCGGCATGCCGGTCGTGTTCCTAGAAGCCGATCGCCACAGCGATGATCGAGCACACGCAAAGACTTTCGAATGGGACGAGCTGAAAGACTTCTACGGTGGCGGCACTCTGGCCACAAAAGGCGTCAAGACAGCCGGCAACGAAACGTACGAGCCCCCATTCCGGGGAACCATTGCTATCAGCCAAAACGCTGCCGTGGTTGCCCACGAAGCGATCATGACGCGCATCGTAAAACTGCACTTTGTACGCCCAACGGTGACACCAGAAAGCCGCGCTGCAGCGGACCAACTCAACGCTCTGAACGGTGACACCCTCAGCCACTTTTTGCTGCGAGCGGTGGGAAAAGAGTCCGCGGTCCTTGAACTGTTCGCCCAGCGCATGCCCGAACACGAAGCCAAGCTACGCCGTTTACACACTCACTGCTTCGCATGCGGTACGGCCTACGTCAGCGATCAAGGCAACTGCGACAGCTGCGGCTACGACTTGCGCGGGTATATCCGCGTAGAGCGGATCAGCAAAAACCACGCTCAACTGCTTTCTCTGCTGGACGGGCTTCGCCTGGTCCTGAAATTGAGTGAACACCAGGTCGCTGCCACACAACGACAGATCGTGCGGATGGCCATCGAGCGCCAGGCTTCGATCAGCTCCGACCATGCGGCCGTGGCCGAGTTTTGGGAGGTATACGACTACCTCGAATCCTTGAGCGAAGACCCGGTGGTGGACCACAGCAGCGACCCCGCGGTGATCGCTATCAACCTCAATGAATTCTGTGAGCGCGCCGCCGAGCACAAACAGAAGCTGGCCGACGTAGCCACCTTGCGCGATCTACTCAAAGAGTCCCGCTCCCGCAAGTTCCTGGATAGCAACAAAGCCGTGCACAGCGCCGTGCGCGCCGCATTCAACACCCGCAACCCCTGTTCCATACCCCGGCCGACCACAGTGAAGTGCTGGACATTCAAGGCGTAAAGGAGAGCAAGACCAATGCAAATCCAAGTGTTTATGGGTAATGCCGGCGACGGCAAAACAAGCAAGCTGCAGTCAGTGCAGGACCGCCTGAACTTCACCGGTGAAAACGCTCCCATCATCCAGGCCGGCGCCTATGGAGAGGATGGTTTGCTGGAGATTCTGGAAGTCCGGGCAGCAGCTGGCCAGCGCGAAATCCTGGTGGACGACTGCAGCAGGCAGCAGATCTTGAGAGTTTTGGAATGGCAATCATGTGTCGAACATGAGCCGAACTATGCAGGCCTGGTGATCCACCTGGCCCGTAAGGACTGACCTTGTAAGAAACAGTGCCGAGGAGTTGCAGCTCCTCGACACCTAACCACCACCGAGGGCAATACCATGCAAGCACAGAACCTAAGCAGCGGCGGCACGAAGGCTACCATACCGGCACGGCGCCTAGTGGCCACCGCGATCATCGGCGCGGCGGTCATTGGCTACCAGGTGCATAAAACCCCTGAATCACGGACCCGGCTCGAAAGCTTGAGCCAGATGGCCAGCACCTTGGGAGAACTGAGCGACGCAGACGCTGCTGTAGTCGCCCAACTGCTCGCCCACCCAACCGATGGGGGCAAGTCAGGCCATGCCTAACAACACCGCGACAACGCCCGAACGGCGGTTTCCCTGGAACATTGACTACACCAGCGTTTGCGACCAGTGCGGCAAGTGGCGCGCCCAAGGCAATCATAAAAAATGCAGTCGGCGACGCCAGTTGCTGAATGCCCATCTACGCCAACACAAGCCCAAGCCATAGGCCGCGTCCACCAGAAGATGCGCACTTAGATACTTGGCCCGGAAACGGGCCTTTTTGTTTTCGATCATCAGACTGTCGATACACCAGTACAGCGTTAGGGGTTTACATGAGCGGGGTCGAAGCTCGCGGAAATTCCGTGAGAATCTATTTTCAGTACAACGGGGAAAAGTGCAGGGAATCAATCCCAGGAGGCAACAAACCAGAAACCATTGCCCAGGCAAAGCGCCTGATCGACATCATCGAATACGAGATCCAGACCGGCACCTTTGATTACGCAAGACACTTCCCCAATTCGTCCAAGCTGGTCGAAAACACTTTCGGCCATTACCTGGATCTATGGTTGAAGATCAAAGCCAACAGCGTGGCAGCATCGAGCTATCGAGGCTACGCAAACAAGGCGGAGGTTCACGTACGGCCACGCTGGGGGAAGGTGCAGATCAACGCGATTGATCACCTGGACCTGCAGGAGTGGATCCAGGGCACCCTGTCGAAGACACTCAAGAACAAGACCATTCGCGACATCATCAGCAATGTGCGACAGGTGTTCAGGCTGTACCGCACCAGGATGAAAGTTGCGCACGACCCCACCGAGGGCCTGATGGTTCGCTTGCCGGATCCAGAGGCACCCGACCCATTCACTAGGGCGGAGATCCGACAGATCCTCGAAACCCCGACCAGCCGCACGCAAGAGCTGCTGATGATTCAGTTCATGATATGGGCCGGCCCCCGAGTATCCGAAACCATAGCCCTGGCCTGGGAGGACGTAGACCTGGAGCAAGGCACCGTGACCTTCCGCAGATCTAAGGTCCGCGGAGCCTACCGAGTGACGAAAACCCGCCGATCGACACGCAAGGTGCGTCTGCTCGCACCCGCATGGGATGCACTGCGCAAGATTGATGCACTCAATAGAAAGAAGAAGGCGGAAACAGTCGAAGTCGTTGAACGGGACAACAAGACGGTCAGGAAACACAAACTGCACTTTGTATTCCTGAACACCAAAAGCGGTCTGCCCCACGTCAATGACTTTGTGGTGCGAGACAGGTTCTTCAAGGCTCATTTGCTAGCGGCCGGGGTTCGCTATCGCGGCCCCGGCCAGTGCCGGCACACCTACGCCAGTCAGTTGCTGACAACCGGTGTGGCCTCGATCGACTGGATAGCCGAGCAGATGGGGCATACCAACGGAAACATGATCCGCCAGCACTATGGGACATGGATTAATGAGGATGGTCCAGATGTCGTTGGAATGCTGCAGTTGGCATTGAAGCTATAAAGGCCAAACCAAGAAGCTTATTCCCATCCCTTCGTTACCTCGCGGGTGAAGCTCTCCCGCCAGGCCTTCCAGCCACGCATCACGTAGTCCTTAATTAGGATCTGCCGCTCAAAGCTCAAAAGCTCGGCATCATCTAAAGCGTCCAGATATGCCTCCAATGCGCCCAAAGCCTCACAAAATGGTCCCGGGGCTTTGGCCTGAGTGACGGCGGAAATACGCTGATGTAATGCGACAGCAACCGGAAACTTGAGCGTGCTGATTGCTTCATGCACCGAATCCCAGGTCACATTCGGTTCGGCCGGCGGAAAATCGTAAGGGTTGGTCTGCGACAAAGGCATGGCATCAGGTCCATTTAGAAATTAGCAGGGCTTTGCGTTCAATCACTTTATGGGGTGGTGGTGTGCCAGTCCAGAGTTGGAGGATTTCATCCAATATTATTGATAGCCCTGCAGTTCCGCTTTTCCATTCGCGCGAATCAACAAATCACGCACCTGGTCGTCTGTGGCTTTTTCATGGGCATCTATCCACCAGTGATTACCATCATGCTCAACCCACGAATCACCAATAATCCAAATAAGCGGCCCCTCAGGAATAACACCTATAAGCTGCTGCATTCGTACATAGTTCAGCGAGTACAGTGGATCAGATTCAACTCCTGCCACCACCCCTTCAACATCCCTTTTATCGATCATTGCCAA